CAGATGAAACGTGATACAAAGATCTTTCTCGCTTCTGTGTAAAACGACTATTAACAAATCTCTCATGTGGTGCTATAATACGTAGTATCACATGGGGCTATAGCTCAGTTGGTCAGAGCGCTTCGCTCACATCGAAGAGGTCTCCGGTTCGAACCCAGATAGTCCCACCAAACTACAATGATACGAATACCCCGCTCTTACAGGATCCTGCAAGGCGGGGTATTCGCTTGTATAATGAGTTCTGATTTCTGGCACATCCCCACATACAAACAACATGGGATAAGTGCAGAGAAGGTGCCCCTTTCAATTGTCCGCTTTTGGGAGTCCTGATAGATGGATTTGAAGAAGATCCGTATCTTGTCCACCGTAAGCTCGCCCTGCCGGGAACGATGCTATTAAGTTAAGCGGAAGAACGTTCTTGGCTCCCCATCGGGGGAGCTGCCCGAAGGGCTTGTGCAAGCGAACTGGATTTTTAGGAGTGAAGCGACGCGAAAATCCAGTGAGACGCCATTTCGAACGAAGTGAGATGAGGGGGCTACGCAGCGGCATTGCCTGAAAGTGTTGGAATATCGATAGCATCTGACTATTCAACATAGCACGCTATACCGCTAGCATGCCCTTATTGCCTTCGGCACTTCCCACGAAGGGGGAAGCAAGACATTACGTAGCTAACGATTTCCTTAACTTAATAGCATTACCCTGCCGGGAACGATGCTCCGGTCATCTTACGGCATGGCGAACTTCTTATCTTGTAAATGAAGCAGATAGGATCGGCGGCGTCGTTGGGCGAAACTGGGATCCATACAAACAAGATGGCGGGTTGCAGCGTGGAGATACGCATAATTCCCCATATGCAAGAAATTGTAAAAAGCATCTTGCATATTTCTCTCGTGTCGTGTATAATACATTCATATGACATGGGGTTATAGCTCAGCTGGTTAGAGCGCTTCGTTGACATCGAAGAGGTCTTTGGTTCGAATCCAAATAGTCCCACCATTTGTACATTTGTACGAACAACTCTCTATTCTTACGGGGTTCGTGAGAATAGGGAGTTGTTCTGCGTAATTGTACTGAATTTCAACGTATTCATTACAAATATAGACGGCACGAACAAGAGACGTGAGAAGTATATCGTTATATTTCTCCGTCTCTTTTGCTTTTTCGCGGATTGTTTCAAAGAAAAACTGGATTTTCTCTTCCGTCAATAGCCCACTCCCTTGCATTAGCGATACCTTCGCTAGTTTTTCTTTCAACACGTCCAGGGTTCGTTCGTTTTCATTCAGCGATTCAACCAGCGCATTTGACATGACACCGTTCTCAATAGCCTTTATACAGTTGTCAATTTTCTTTTGACAGCTGGAAATGTGATTTTTTATGGCACGTATTTCCAATTCGCTTTTGTCCCGTGGGCGTAGTTTCACAGCCTGCCTTGCGATTTCTTTTATAGCCTTTTTACTCGATAAAATCTCATGTGTTTTGTCACAAACAAGCTTTTCTAACACATCTGCGCGTATGTTTTTTGTCTCACAATACTCGTATCTCGCACTTCTATGGTGGTGTGAACAGCCGTAATAGCAATACTTGTTTCCGTTTTGCGATTTCCCGGAGGTCCCTGATACTTTTGCACCACAGGAGGCGCAAAATGCTTTCCCCGCTAACAAATAATTGTTGTTTGTCCGGTAAGAGCTACTTTTCATGGCATTTATCCTTTCCTGCACTGCGTGAAACGCTTCTTTGGAGATAATCGGTGGTATTATCCCTTCTTTCTTTATGTCTTTCCATTGAAATGTACCGATATATCGCTCATTATGCAAGATATAATAAACACGGCTGCGCGAAAATACCTTTCCAGCGTCCGTCGTGTACTTTTTGTCGTTCAATTTCCTCTCAATTCTGGCTACCGACATGCCGTCTAGGAACATTTGATATATCATTCGCACGATAGGGGCTTTCTCTTCGTTTATTATCAGACGCCCGCCTTTGTCTAGCTTGTACCCCAGTGGGATAACGCCGCCCGGCCATTTCCCTTCCAGCGCGTTTTGTGTCATGCCGCGCAATACATTTTCCGATAACTCTGCGCTGTAGTATTCCGCCATTCCTTCAATAACGGATTCCAGCAGAATTCCGGATGGATCGTCTGCAATGTTTTCCATTGCAGAAACGACTTTGACGCCATACTTTTTCAGCTTGTGTTTATATTTAGCGCTGTCATAACGGTTTCTAGCAAATCGGTTCAGCTTATAGACCAGGATGACATTGAAGGCCATTGTGGCGGCGTCTCTGATCATCATCTGGAACTCCGGGCGCTGATCGGAGCGGCCGGTCATAGCGCGATCCGCATAAGTGTGGAGAATGGTGATATTGTTCCGGCGGGCGTAGTCCTCACAAATGCGCAACTGGCCTTCTATGGACTCCTCGCGCTGCCGATCGGACGAATATCTTGCATATATGACGGCCTTTGCGGCCTGTTTTTCTTCTGTTTTAGGCATAAAAAGAGCCTCCTTCTTTGGCATTGGGAGGCTTTATGATATAATATACACATAATCTGCCTCCTTGGATGAGTGGATTATAACCGCAACCTGGTACTGGTAATGCCAGGCTGCATTCCCCTGTCATATTTCGCGATATGGCAGGGGCTTTTTATTTTGTTTTCACTTTGCCTTGATGTCCAATAGCTTCCTTTATATATCCCTCCCTGACTTTTTCAGTTTAATGAAACGGTGCGGCACTCCACGGCAGTTGGCCAGCGTGTAAATAGATGTCCCCGGATGCTCTGCCAGATACCCGTCATTCAATAGTAGCTCTACAGCAAACATGTTTGCCAGTCTCTCCACCCGGTCAGCATTGATATCCATGGTGTATGTCTTGAGCCACTGGGTGTTGTCGTTTGGCGTACAAAGCGCATGACCAAGTTCATGCGCACAGACAAACGGCAGCATAGATTCCGGTGTCCGTTGGGCATCAATGATAATAAATTTTGAACGTTTATATTTGAGATAGTTGCCGTATTTTCCGCCCAGGTCAGAATACATGATGATGATATTCTGACACGCGGCCAGCCGAAATGGGTCATCTGTTTTATAGCGTCGGATAAGAGCGGCAACTTTTTGCTGCACATCCATAGTCTTAATCCCTCCGGTATTTTTTCGGCGTATATTTCTTCTTGGCTATCTTCTTTGCCTGGATCATGGCAGCCTTAATGGTCGCTTTGAAGGCTTCAATGTCTTCGATATCATCCTCTCCTTCAAAGGCGGCAGAGGAAATAGAGTTCATCATGTCTTCCAGGTCTGATGCTATCTCACGTTCATCACGGCTGTTCAGCTCTGGCTCTTCATTAGCGTCATTTTTCAGAATACTATTTGAAAAACGTGGGTCTAAATCAGATTTATCTATATGCAATGCATCAGCTATCTTTTGTATATTCCCGGCATTAGGAGTTGACCGCATGGCGAAATATCCGGAGAGAGTGGATACTGGGATGCCTGTCATCTCTGAAAGCTCATATTGAGTAATGCCGTCTGTATACTTCTTTAAATTTGCTGATATCTGGGCTCGGAGTTCTTTATCGAATTTCGACAGCTTGTTTCTTGGCATTTTTACACCTTCTTTCAATAGCTGGTTATATTATAACGAATATAACCGTTATTTTCAATATAACGCATGGTAAAAAAACGGGAAAATTCGTTATAACTATTGACAAAACGAATAAACTCGTTTATCCTAATATCAAGAACGAGGGAGGTGATGAGATGTTAATCACACTGGAAGCAGCCAGAAGGAATATCGGATATTCGCAAAAAGAAGCCGCTGACCTGTTTGGAATTCACTATCAGACGCTGGCAAAGCTGGAAGAAGATAGCTCGAATGCCCCTTTTGCTTTCATCCAGAAGATTCCCAAAATCTATAAGATACCGGCAAACAATATTTTTTTTGGCTCGAAAAACGAGTTTATTCGTTTATTAAGATGCCAAAAGGAAGCTGTATGAAGGAGACAGGTGATATGGATGCTCTTATCCAATACATCATGGATTACATCCGGAGCCATCCGGATGAATACCGGGAATGGCTGAAAGCAAAAGGCCAAGATGAGGATGGGCATGAAGCCCACTTCCAGGATCGGGCTCCGGATTTTGGAAGGCCGGAGGAAGCGCTATGAGGCATAAGAAGTTGAAAACGGAGGCGCAGGGATGAAATATCACACAATTTACGCCGATCCCCCGTGGATGGAACGGGGGGGGCGGCAAGATCAAGCGGGGAGCGGATCGCCACTACCCGCTCATGAGTACAAAAGACATCATGGCGCTAGACGTCCCCAGCATTGCGGCGGATGACTGCCACCTGTATCTCTGGGTGACGAACAATTTCCTCCCCGATGGTCTCAAGGTCATGGAGGCATGGGGCTTCCGCTATGTGACTATGATCACGTGGCTGAAAGACCGCGCAGGTCTCGGGCAGTATTTCCGGGGCATCACCGAGAGCTGCCTCTTTGGGATCAAGGGGCACCCGCCCTACAAAATCGGCGCAGATGGGAAGCGCTGTCAGGGGCTCACAGGATTCACCGCCCCGCGCACCATCCACAGTCGAAAGCCGGAGGAGATGCGCCGCATGATTGAGAGCGTATCCTATGGACCCTACTGCGAGCTCTTTGCTCGCGAGCCGCATCCAAGATGGGACGTATGGGGAGAAGAGGTGAAGGCGAAATGCGGCGGAAATATGTAGAGGTCGATAGTGTTCATCGCATGATGAGAGATCGAGACGCAGAGCAGCCGATCAGAAAAGGTGCCCCAAGAAGGCATGGGAATGGCGCCGGATGGCTGAAAGTCATCCTGTACACGCCGATCGTCCTTATTTGGGTGTACTCGATGATCGGTATTGGTTTGATTTTGGGAGGTTAAGAAAATGAAAAGGTTCCTGAATGTAGATTTTGAAAAATTCTGCAAGAGAATTTCAAAAAAAATTGAGGCATACGCAGGTACTGCCGACGTAGCGGGGTTCTTGGGAGATTACCCCGTGCTGCTTTCAGTGAGTATGTTCAAAGAGCACAGCCGCGTACTGCTCGAATACTGCTCGGCAGACAATGATGATCACGATGCGGCATGGGTGAAGGTGCACAACTTTGAAAGCGGAACGTACATCGAGCAATTCTATCTTTCGGATCCAGAAGGAGCAGCAGATTTTATTATTAGCCATTCGAAAGTATTGGCGTGAGTTTAGGAGGAGAAAAACATGGACGAATTGCAGATCATTTCAGACATGCTCACAGTTGTTGCGGATGGAAAGGGGCGTCTGTATTCGAGCGTGAAAGGCTCGCGTACTGCCGTCCTGATTGTATGGGAAATCTTGACCAGTGCCATCTTGGATGATGACCAGAACCAGCTCGGAGCAGATATGCTCAAATCCTTTATTGAGTCTTGCAGCAGCAGCGAAGAGCGCAAGCGCATGACTACTTTCCTGTATGCCGTATATGTGGCAAGCAAGGGGAGGGATAGCGTCGTCGCTGACATGCTGGCGAAAGCCATTGGAGGTGTGCGCTGATGGATTGGAATGGTGAAAACCCCATGGTGCTCGGTATCGGGTATTTCGATGAAGATGCAGCCCAGCGCAGAGCAGAGCGCGAGGAGTATGAGATGGACCACGCAGATGATGCGTGGGATGACTGGGTAGGAGATGATGATGATGGAAACGTTGCCTGAAATCATTCCCGTGAGGCCAGTTATCACGAAGGATGAGTTGAATTTTGACTGGAATCAGGAAGAAGTCAAAGCGTACCTCAAAGCAGTCACGGAAAAGTACGTTGGACTGGTGGTGACTGCTGAAAATCTGCCGGACATGGAGAAAGCACGCCGCGAGGTAGTGCGTTTCCGCACGGCAATTACAAAGTTCAAGGCTGATGGGAAGCGTCGGCTGAAAGTATCTGCTGATCAATTCGCCGCCCAGTGCGATGAATTGATCGCTGTGGTAAAGGATGTAGAAGAACCCATCGCGATGCAGCTCTCGAAGTACGAAGAAGAGCGCAAGCAGAAACTCACGGAAAGTATTACCCGTGAATATCAGGCGAAGGCGTCCGCCATGGGGCTTGATATGGAACATTGGCAGCTCGACATGGACGCGCGTTGGTTCAATAAGACGGCCAAATGGAGTGACACCTGCAATGCCATTGATGAAATGATCCGTGGGCAGGTTGCACAGCAAAAAGCAATCGAGGCGGCAGAGCAGCTCCGAGCAACAAAAATCGAGTACTCCAAGGCAAGCGTTGAGCTGGCGAATCAGAAGTACAAACTGGAGACCCCGCTTGCGTGGGAAGAGGTTTTCCCAGACATTGAGGAATACGGGTGCATCGGTGCGAATCCACTGGAAGACGTCACCATGGAGGAGATCAAGGCGAAGGCGGATGCAGCGGGGAGAGCCCGTTGCGCAGTGGAGCATGCAGCTCGCGTCAAGGAGGCAGAAGTCTCAGCTAACGCCCCTGATGAGCCACAGGAGGCGTCCGAGCTTAACGAAGGTGAAATCATCCAGGAGGAGCCAGCAAACGCCACAGAGAGCGCCACACGCGTTTCTGCGGCGAGAGAAGAGCCGCCTTCTGACACAGATCTGCCGGATACTTATCTGGATATCACCATCCACTTTACGGCGGCAAAAGCCTACGAAAAGGATGTAAGGGGATACCTCCAGTGGCTGGAGAGCGACCTTTCTCAGAGAGCAGCCTTTCCCACCATCACCATCGAGGAGAAGCCTCGGAAGAAGTTTTCTTTAGATTAGAAAGGGAGTGTGAAGAATGAAAGAGATCCCACTTTTGAAGGCGTCCGATATCGAAGCACGGGTGCAAAGTGTATTTAATAACCAAAACGGAACGTCCGCTATGCTGCTCTTGTACAAGTCCGCCCGTACTGACATGCGGATCCTTGATGAAGTATTCGGACCGATGAACTGGCGGCGCAGCCACGAGGTCATTAACGGCGCTATGTTTTGCACCATTTCCGTCTGGGACGACGACAAGAAGGAATGGGTGGCAAAGCAGGATGTGGGCGTACCGTCTAATCGCGATTCCAGGAAAGGCGAGGCTTCTGATTCATTCAAGCGGGCTGGTTTTAACTGGGGCATTGGGCGCGAGTTATATGACGCACCGACCGTTTTCATCCAGCTTGAACAGTACGAAGTAATGAATGGCAAGGTGAAGTCATCTGTGCGGTTCACGGTGGCAGATGTGGAATACGACCGGAAGAAGCACAAGTTTACACGGCTTGTGATTGTCGACAAGAACGGGCAGATTCGTTTCCAGATTGGGAACGCAACGCAGCAGGCAGCACCACCCGTGCCACCAAAGGCGGGCAGGGCTACACCCTCCACCGATTTAGCCAGATTAGGCACGAATCTCCGTGGGCGGCTTTCAAAAATGGGAATCGATCCGGAAGAGTTTGCCTTGTATGCTTACCACACGTCATTCGCAGAGATACCTCCAGACAGGCTTGAAAACCTGTCTAGCAATTTTGATAGCTGTGTCAGTTATTTTCGGCGGAATGCGAAATGAAAGCCATCATCAAAGGGTTTGACTATCGGTTCAAGGATACACGGGACGCCTATCTCCTCATCACGGTTGACAAGCGATGCCTGGCAGACATGCCGGACATCAAGAAGCCCATGGAAATCACCATCAAGGCGAAGAGAAAGCAGCGCAGCCTGTCCGCGAATGCTTATTGCTGGGTGCTTTGTGGGAAGGTGGCTGCAAAAATCGGAAATGGGATGCGGAGTGTGGACGTCTACCGCACAGCCATTCAGAGGGCGGCAGACGATACGATGTGGATCCCCGCTCGCGTCCCCAGAGGAAGAGCAGACAAAATGAAAGAGCAGTGGGAGCGCAATGGAGAAGGGTGGCTCGCCATTGCGCTGAATAGCGGGTATGAATCATATACCGAATTCCGACTGTTTCAGGGCTCGTCGACTTATGACACCCGGCAGATGGGGCGGCTGATTGACGAGCTGATTTCTGAAGCCGAAAACCTTGGTATAGATGCCCTGACACCAAGCGATAAAGCGAGGATGATGAGCGAATGGTAGAAGTGAGAAGGCATAAGCCATTTCGATTGAGTGACAAGGCCTACAGAAAGCTTTGCATGCTGGTGGATGAAAGAGATGAGGGGTGCGTTATCTGTGGCAATCCTGCCGTGGAACATCACCATATCATTTTTAGATCCGAGGGTGGAGAGGACCGGCTGGAGAATCTTATCGCCCTGTGCCCTGAGCACCACCAACTTTGTGCCCATGGGTTAGACAAGCACTATTGGCAGCAGGATTTCCTGGCCATGATGAAGCTGCCGGAGGCGAAGGGGTTCGCCAAAAAGTACAGCAAGCAGCTGGCAAAGATCTACGCACACGAGAGGAGGTGAGGACATGGAGAAAAGGTATTTCTGGATCAAGCTCAAGGAAGATTTCTTCGATAGCGAGCAGATGGATTTTATTCATGACATGCCGAACGGGGCGGAATACATTTACATTTACCTTCGTTTGTGCCTGCGGTTTGCCAACAATGACGGCATCGTAGAACGGCGAATCGGGCCGGATGTACGACTTTCGTATGATATGCAGAAGTTGGCTGAGATTGTTCATAGCACTCCGGACTCGGTCGTTGTAGCGATACAGGTATTCAAGCAAATCGGGCTCGTAGAAGAGATTCATAACGGCGCGTTTATCATTCCCGGCGTTATGGACATGGTGGGAAGCGAATCGGCAGTAGCCCAAAGAGTTAGGAAACACCGTGCATTGAAACGGATGCAAGAGAGTCAACCACTGTTACAATGTAACGAAAATGTAACGTTCAAAGTAACGACAGAGAATAGAGATAAGAGATTAGATACTAGAGATAAGAGTATAGATAAAGACATAGAGAAAAAGAGTCGAAAGAAACGATTTTCTGTCTGTGACGCCATTGACGGCTTGCCTTTTGGGGATGCTCTTAAGGCGTCTCTCAAGGCATGGGCCGTCATGCGAAAGGAAGACCTTAAAGCCCCTGTTTCTGAGAAGGCGTTGCGGCTTGGTATTTCCAAGCTTCAGAAACTTTGCGGAGCCAATGAAGAGGCGATGGTCGATGTGGTGGATCAGTCTACTTTCAACGACTGGAAAGGATTCTTCCCGCTAAAAGGGGAGCGGCGGCCGCCAGCCATGCAGGACCGGCGGGCGCAGATGAAGCAGGCTGTGGAGAAGGGGGGATGGGGATGGTAAGGTGGACGCAGCAGCGCAGAAGGTAATTTCGGATTTTGTTGCCATGAGTGCCCAATTATCAGGGGCGACCGAGCCACAGCAGCAGGGCAATCTGCTGAAAGCGATGCAGAAGGCGGGGATCCCTAAACGGTACTACGGATGCAGCTTCGAGGCGCTTTCCAAGAATGGATGCCCGGAGGATGTGCGGCCCATGGCAATGGAGGCGTACCAATATGCCTCGCATATCAAGGCGAATGCAGCAGCCGGGAAAGGCCTCCTCTTCTTTGGAGAGGTTGGCCGAATGAAAACGACGCTTGCGGTGTGCATTGCCTGTGAGGCTTTGCGGCAGGGGCTTGGAGTGTATTTCATCTCGATGCCGGAGTTGCTCGACACAATGATTTCCATGAGCCGCAACCGAGACAATTCCGAGCTTCGGAAGTTCGAAGAGCGCATCAAGAATGTCACGATCTTGATACTGGATGATTTCGGCGCGGAATATCCCAGAGACTGGGTGCTGAACAAAGTGGATGCCATTATTACGAATCGGTACAACAACATGAAGCCCGTGATCATCACGACAAACATGCTGCCGAATGAAATTAAAGAGCGGTACGTCCAAAGGGTGTACGACAGGCTCCGGAGTACGAGCAAGATTCTGGGGACGTATGGAGACAGCCTGCGGAAGGCCGCGGAATAGGAGGAATAACGAAATGATTGTCATTCAGACTGAGGATGGATCCATTGTAAGAGACCCGAAGGAAATTTACATTGACAAAGACCTTGATGGAAAGTATTTCCTGTTTGCGGACTTGTCTGACTCGGACCGTGTGAAGCCCGTCAAGCTTACTGCGGCAGAGCATGGATGCGAAGAGAAAGGGCTGGGCTGCATCCTCGATGCCTTGTACTGTCTGCTGGCCGATCCGGAAGAGTTGTACTGTGTTACCTTGAGGGCTGGAGTGCTGTTTGTACGTATGGCGGATGTTATCGAGCATGCAGGCCTTGGTCAGGAATAGGAGGAGAAGAAAATGAATGATTGTGAATTTATTGGAAACCTGACAAAAGATCCCGTGCTTAGAAACACGAAGACTGGGAAAGCGGTAGCCGCTTTTTCCATCGCGACGAATCGAGACTATGTGACACCGCAGGGGGAAAAGAAGCAGCTTACTGACTACGTGAATGTAGTGGCATGGGGAGAGCTGGCAAGCGCTGTATCGCAGTATCTCCAGAAGGGGAAGCGCGTGCTCGTCCAGGGACGGCAGTCAACCCGGTCGTATGATGACCCGCAGGGGCAGAAAAGATGGGTGACGGAAATCATTGCGCGCATCATCGCTCTGCCGCTTCCTACGCATGCGCAGAACCAGCAGGCGCAGCAGGGCGGCCAGCAGTGGGGATGGGGAAATGGGCAGCAGAATAGCTACAACCAGCCACCGCAGGGCAATAATTATGGACAGCCGTGCCAGCAAGGACGGCTTAGCCAGGTGAGCCCGTACCAGCCGCAGGGGAATGGATACCCGCAGCAGGGAGAAGCACCCCATGGGAATAGCACTGACTGGTGGGGACAGTTTGGGCATGCTGTGCCGCAGGGATCGGGCGATGGGAAAGATGAGGATATCCCGTTTTAGGAGGTAAAATGAGCGAATTTTCAGAAGTGGTTATTTATCTGGCTATGCTTGTAGTGGTGGGGCTGCTGGTGTATGTGCAGTACGAAATCGAGAAGATGAGGTTTGACCTGTTCTGCATGGATCTGAGGGTCAAAGCTTTAAACGAGGACTTGCAGCGCGTGGTAGCACGAGTGGATAGGGAGGGAAGAGCATGGCAAAAGATGGAATGAAGCGTTCGGCATATTGCCAGGGGGATCCCGTATTCAACGAAGTATGGGGGAAGTGGAGAAAGGAGGAGCGACGAGCAAGAGAGGAAGCCCGCGCCATGATGCCTATCCGGGTAATGGGCATTGTGAGGCTTCTGGTCAAGCGAGCAGGATACAAGCTGATTTCAGATATTGAAATTCTGGATGAGCGGACGGGCAATCGTTACAAGTCCGTTACCAGAAACAAAGGAGGCAGCCAATGAACAATGGCATTTACTTCTGCATCGGGCTTGGTGTAGGGAGCGTGATTACGATGGCGGCATTCGTCATCACTATCTGGGTAGTGCTTTTCTGGAGGAAATGGAAATGAAGTGGTTTTGCTTCATGGTTCCGGGGAAGCCACAGGGGAAAGGGCGGCCCCGATTTTCTCGGAAGAGCGGGACTGCCTACACTCCCAGTAAGACAAGGGACTACGAGAGATTCATCGCGAGCTGTTTTTACAAGTTCGGTGGTGTGAAAGTGGTAGGGCGCGTAGTGGTGGAGATCATTGCGGTATTCCCCGTCCCGAAGTCTTGGACAATTGGAAAGAAGACAGATGCCGTTTGCGGGAATGTTTCGCCCGGCAAACCAGACATAGACAACATACAGAAGGCCGTCTTAGACGGGCTGAATGGCGTGGCTTATGACGATGATTCACAGGTGGTAGATGTTCACTGCCGAAAAGTTTATACCGATGAAAGTGGATTGATTGCGGGGGTTTACATCAGACTGACACCCGTAATGGATGAATGGAGGATTCCGGAATGGTTATTAGTACAGTGAGAACTGGAAAAACAAAAATGGTTGCGTATCTGGATGGGAAAGATCTCAAGACTATCCAGTCGAAAGATGAACCGGCATACGAATTCAATGATGCATGGGATAATCTGGCACTAGATATCAAAATGGCGCTCGCAACCCAGCTTGGCGTGGGGGATGCCAACCTTAGCGGATTCACGCAGGATCACAAAATGGAATTTGCTAAGATCCATTACGAATACACTGACGATGAGGAGACACCGTTTAGCTATGATGTATGGGGACACCATAGCATTGTCGGGACGGATTACGATACGGACATCAAGCTGCATTTCCAGTTTGGAGAAAAGGGCGCACCGGACAAGGCAGCCCTTGACATTCGAGAGGAGGCGAGGAAGTACGTGGCGAATTATAGAGGGCAGACAAGCTTGTTTGAAGATTTGAATGGAAATGGAGGAGAAAAATGAGGGTCGAGATTGCTTTAAGAGAAAAACGGTTGCTTACGATGAAAGAGTTCTGTGCATATACCTCATTCGGCCCGAGCACGGCCCTCTACTTTGCGACTTCGCATAAGATGTGCCGCAAGATTGGGAACCGCTGGATGGTGGACAGGGTGAAGGCCGACCGCGTATTTGACCATCTGTATAAAACGGAGGCAGATCATGAAAGAGCTGACAGAAATTAAAAACTTCTTAAACCAGTTGAAATGCTTACTGATTGAAACCAGCGAAATGAAAGCTGCTATACAGAGATATAAACAGGAAGCAGATACTATCCAAGCCATCCGGTACGATGTGCCGCGGGTAACTGGCAGCCATCAAAGTGATTTAAGTGATGTAGTGATCCAACGGGAAAACACGGTTAGGAAGCTGACAGCAGAATGGGCGGAACGTGAAAAGAAATTAACAATGCAGCTTGAAACCTTGCAGAACTTATTACCGCTACTTCCTAACGGAAACCAGCGCGGCGTCATCATTGCACGATATATCAATGGGAAAACATGGGAGATGATTGCAGAAGAGTATCATTACAGTGAACGATCTATTAGACGCTTGCATAATAAAGCTATTTATGAATGGCAAGCACAGGGGGAGAAAGTATCTTCTATCCTAAAGTTGTCCGGGTTTGTCCGGTGAAAATCAGCTATACTTATAGCGTGAAAGCATGGTTATCGACGCTATGCTTTTACAATAGCGATAACCTTTGGGCGGGCTATCATTAAAGCTGCATTCCTGGTTCACGCAATGTAGCGGAGTAGGCAACCGCTACACATCCTCCGGCTAGGAATGCAGCAACAAAAACAATGGATACATTGCTATTCGTGATGTATCCATTTTCTATTGATCTCATTATGCCAGTAAAAACTTTATTGATATAGCTACAGAAAGGATTAAAGCGGCCAAAAATGGGATTCTATAAAATCTGCCAGCACTGCGGCCGTCGCCTTCTGATGGGCGAGCGGTGCGGATGTAAGGCGGTAAAGGATAAGGAAGCAGCGCGGCAAAAATTCTATGACCAGAAGAAACGGAACAAGGAAAGCAAGATGTTTTACAATTCTATCCGCTGGCGCGCCACGCGGGATGAAGTCATGGCCGCCGCGTATGGATTGGATGAAATCGAATTTTCTAATGGCCGCGGAATAAAAGGCGAGCTAGTACATCACATCTATCCATTGCGAGAGCGACCGGATTTAGCGCTGGATCCGGCAAATCTGATTTGCGTAAGTACAGAAACCCATGCATGGATCCATAAGCAATACATGACTAGCAAGAAAGTAGAAGTACAACAGATGCTATTGGAATTGGCAGCGGTAAGAAACCGGCGCTATGAACGATAACAATCAAGGGGGGGGACCCATAAAAAGTATGTGAGACAAGCAGCGAGACCGCGCCGGGGTGTTTATTTTCGGCGGATTTCCTAATAGCAACTTTGACAATAGACGCAGTTTACAATAATTGACAATAAGGCGGTGAGAAAATGCCAAGAGCAAAACCTGTAGCGGCGGGTGCCCAGCACCTGACGAAAGCCGAGAAAGAAGAAAGATTGGAAAGAGAAAAAGCAATCAGACTGGGGACTGATGGTATTTACCCGCCGGCCTGGTTAGGGGAAACAGCCACTTTCATTTTCCGGCGCATTGCAGCCGAAGGTGCAAAGATTGGATTATTTGACAATCTGGATAATGATGCACTGGCTAGATATGCAGATCTATCTAGCAAATTGATAGGATTGAAAAATCGATTGGATGCAGAAGGCATTATTATTCCAGGGCTAAAAGGGGGCAAGCATATCAATCCCACCTATGAAGCCTACTTGAAATGCCAGGAAGCTATCAGAAAGCAGTCTGCGGCGCTGGGGCTGACTTCCATAGAGCGCTTAAAGCTGGCAACGGCTAAGCAGGATGATAAGCAGGAAAACAAATTTATGGCTGCACTGAAAGCAGCGGAATAGAAAGGAGGCTGGGATGGAGGACCGTACAACAGCTTACGCTAAATTGGTAGTATCGGGCGGCCGCTTGACCAGCCGCGCCGAGTACCTGTGCTGCAAAAGGCATTTGATCGATCTAAAGAAAAGCAAGTCGAAAGATTTTCCGTATACGTTCGATGCAAAGGAAGCAGAAAAACATATTTCCATAGCTAACATGCTGGTGATCGGTGAAGGGACGGAGAAAAAGCAGCTAGTTACTCGCGGGTTCCAAAATTTCATTCTAGGCAACATCTTTGGATGGAAGGAAAAGGGGACTTCCGGAAAAAGCGCAGTAAGACGATACCGGGAAGCCTATGTACAAATGGGACGGCAGAATGGTAAATCTTTTTTGTGTGGGGTGCTATGTAATGATTTTGCAACCTTTTCGGGGTATAACTATGGCCGGGTATTTTGCACGGCCACTAAGCAAGATCAGGCTAATATAGTCTTTGACGAAGTAGTGAAGTTTATCAATTCAGATAAAGAATTGGCGGCCCTTTATGAACGGCCACGAACGTATACCCATGAAATCAAGTCCAAAGTAACTAACAGTATCATAAAAGCGATTGGCCGTGACACAAAGAGCATTGATGGATTTCGATCAAATCTTGCAGTTGTGGATGAATATCACCGGCACCCTACGAACCAAATGTACTTGCTGATGAAAGACGGGCAGATCAGCTTAAAAAATGCTTTGACCATCGCGATTACGACGGCAGGGTTTAATCTGAATTATCCGTGCTATGAGCAATACAAGCTGGCTAAAAATGTGATTAGCGGGGCGCTTGATTTTCCCCAACTATTCGTATACATCGCAGAAGCTGATATCCCGGACCAGCAGAAAGATCCGGAAGGATTCAAGAATGCACTATGGGATGCGGATAATTGGGCGAAAGCGAACCCGTTTCTTGCATGGAAGAATGACACGGAGCTAAATGATAAGGGGCTGGCCAGGATCCAATCTGAATCCACTTCTGCCAAAAGTAAAGGTGGGGAAGATTTACGAGATTTCATCACCAAGCGGCTGGATGTATGGACGGTATCAAGGCCGGAAAGTTTCATTGACGCTGAAAAATGGCATGAGAGCGAAACCGACTTCACATTGGCAGACATGCGCGGGAAAGATTGCTATATCGGAGTGGACTTGTCAGAAGGCGGCGATTTAACCTCCGTATCTTTCATTTTCCCTTTGGAAGGGGGCAATGTATTCATTGATTCCCATTCCTTCATGCCAGAAAAACGTCTGGAAGAACATGAGCAGACAGATAAAGCACCGTACAGGCAATGGGTCAACGATGGATTATTGACTTTAACTAATGGCCCGGGGACTTATGGGATAAAGACAGACTACAAATTTATCATTAGCTATCTGGTGGATATAAGGGATAGGTATGGATTGAATTACGTGGCGTGTGGTTATGACAATCATAATGCAGCCACGTTTTTGAGTGATTTAGATGAAGCACTGGGGATTGATCTGGTAGAAGTAGTGCAATCCTTCCGCTCGTTGTCTGATGCAACAAAAGATTTCCAGTTATCCGTGAAGTCGGGAACGGTATTGCATAATCCTAAAAATCAGCTGCTTACATGGGCAATGGTAAATGCTGTATTGTTCATGAATCCGTACAGAGAAGTAAAGATTGATAAGTATAGCAGCAAAGAACGAATCGATCCGTGTGACGCGCTAATTGATGCATGGAAGTTGTATTTTACACAAAAGCCCTCCGAGAGTGTGGCGGATGATGCGGATATGCTTGACGCATGGCTCGGCATCATGCAGGCCAAGAAAGGGACAGGATAAATTTTAAAAATATTTTAGCACGCTGGAAACAGCGGAAGCTGCAGGACAAGACAACGGCTGCACCTATGTCAACTGGTGGCATGTCATATCTAAGACAGCTGCTAGTAGGAAGCGGCGGTTCGGACCTGTCAGAAGTGACTTATCTCACGTGCTTAAAGACATTGAGCGAGGCCATGGGAAAATTGCCCGTGTCGATCGAAAACGGCAATCATGAAAAGATTAGCGGCGATGTGGCTCGGCTGTTATCCGTGGCACCTAACCCAAGACAGACAGCCGCAGAATTTTTCGGGACACTGGAATTTGCTAGAAATCATTACGGTAACGGCTATGCATACATCGAATGGGACAATAGGACGGGGCAGGTAAAAGGGCTTTATCCGCTTGATCCACGGCAGGTAACAATCTGGGTAAACAACACGGACAAGCTAACCGATTTACCATATTACTACACGTACAACGATGTAAAGAATGCCCGTACTTATATGATCTTGCCGGGGGATATGATTCATCTGAAATCATGGCTGACAGACAGCGAAAGTCGTTTAGCAGGGAAAGCCGTGCATGAAATTCTTGCAGACTATTTTGATGGGAATAAGGCTTCGCAGAGCTTTTTGAATCATTTATATCAGAACGGTTTACAGGCGAATTTGGTGATTAAGTATGTAGGCGATCTCTCTACAGACAAGAAAAAGCAGATTTTAAGCGAGCTTTCCGCTTTGGCTGGGATGAATACCGCGGAGCGTGCCATCCCGATCCCTGTAGGCTGGGATATTACCCCACTTGACCTGAAGCTGTCCGATGCACAGTTTTTGGAAATCAGAAAGTATAGCGCTTTACAGATTGCGGCGGCATTCGGCATTAAGCCAAATTTCTTGAACGATTACGACAAGTCAAGCTATAGCAGCGCCGCGGCGCAGAATCTAAGTTTCTACACAGACACATTGCTATATATCATCACGCTGTATGAGCAGGAACTTTCAAGGAAGCTGCTGACCACTGACCAATTGAATAGCGGCATCCGGGTGCACTTCAATTTCAACGTGATCCTGCGAACGGATCCGGCGACACAGGCACAAGCATTGGCTACGTATGTAACTAACGGCATTTACCAAGTCAATGAAGCACGTGAGAAGGCCGGTTTGCCGCCAGTGAAAAATGGGGATGTGATTGTTATCAATGGCAGCTATAAAGGGCTGGATTATTTGAATAAACCATATGACTGAAAGGGGGTGATGCGATGAGTAAATACACACTGAAAAATGAAGAAGGCAGCGAGCGCGCCAGCTTGTATATTTACGGGGAGATCGTAAATGATAAGCAGGCAAGCATTTACCGGCTTTACGGCCTCGATGGCGTTGTGGGAGCTAAAGACTTTAGCAAACAGCTGGAAGCAGTAGGCGAAAAGCCGCTTGATGTTTATATCTCTTCTGACGGCGGCGAAGTCCCGAGTGGGCTGGCTATTGCAAACATGCTTGCCCGGCGCACGGCGGAAACCGTGGGGCACATTGATGGATGGGCTGCTTCGATTGCAGGCATCATCTTTTTGGCTTGCCATGAAAGGCATATGCCGGGCAATACCTTCTTGATGCTGCATAGGCCTTCGCTGGTGGGCTTTGATGGAAACATTGATGACTTCAAAAAGGCCGTGGAATTTTTGGATACGACCGGTAAATCTATGCTGAATTTTATCTTTGAACGTCTGAACCACGATGAGGATAAAGAAACGGTAGAGAAAAACTATATTGATGAACATTGGTATAACGCACAGGAAGCAGCCGAATTTTTCCGCATTCAGACAGACTCCGATCAGAGCTATAAAGCCGTGGCCAAGTGCAGCCGGTTCAAGCTGCCAGCAGCCTTGAAAGCGAATATGGCGAATGATAAGCCGGTAGCAGTAGCGCCGGAAATCATGCAGGCGTTAAATGACAGCCTGCGGGTAATTTATGATTTATAAGAAAGGAACAAAAAATGAAGAGATCTATTGAATTGAAGCAGAAAGTCAACGCGCTCCGCGATGAGCTGCGCGCTATCCTTGACGGGGAAAACAACGGGCAGGCAGAAGAAAAGGCAAAAGAACTGAAAGCTGCCATGAAAGCATATGACGCTGCTATTGTACTGGAAGCTGTGGAACAGATGGCCATGGGTGAGGCAGCACCGGCAAACAGCACTGGCATTGACGACGTAAAAGCTAAAAACCGCGCTTTTGTGAAGGCCGTTATGGGACGTGACCTGACTGACAGTGAAAAGGCGTATGCACGCACTCTTGTGGATACCATTGGTACACCTGGGCAGGCAGTAGGTACTCCGGCAAAAGGCGGCTATCTGGTACCGACTGAACAGCTGAAAACTATTCTGGAATATCGCAGAAATAATATTTCTCTCAAGGACGATTGCGATGTGATTCCTGTACGGTCGGCAAACGGCTGGATCCCGACGGTAGAGGCGGAAAGTGCAGCGCTTGTAAATTTTGATGAACTGACCAACATTAGCGAAACAGACAAGGATTTTTCTAAGATTGATTGGGCACTGAAATCTTACGGGACGGTCATTCCGATTTCCAATGAGCTGCTTGCAGATAATGACGTTGATCTGGTGGGATTCATCGCACGCAGATTTGCAGCAATGGGTATTAATGCTGAAAATACAGCTATTTTTGCTATTATGGCAGCAACCACCCTTGCACAGACGGGCACCGACTATAAAGCTATCCTGAAAGCACTGAATCTCAAGCTGGATGCGGCTATTGCTGCAAATGCAACAATTTACACGGATGCAATTGGCTTTGACTGTCTGGATGAGATGGAAGATAAAAATGGGCGTCCGCTGCTTACCCCGTCTTATGCTGACCCGGCGGCTAAAGTGTTTAGAGGCCATCCCGTCAAGGTATTGCCTGGCAATCTGGCAGTAGGAAGCACAGAAAAGAAAGTGATCTGTTATGTGGGGAATCTGAAGGATGCGGTGAAATTCTTCGATCGTGAAGGCGTTACCATTGCCACTAGCTATGAAGCAGGCTTCGCGCAGAACAAGGCGCTGATGCGTGCCGTGGAACGCTTCGATGTAAAGGCCGCAGATAAAAAGGCCATGGTAAAAGTAACTATCAATATCCCGGAGGCAACACAGGCAACCGGCGATGCAGGCTAATGGGGTGAACCATGACACTAGCGGACATTAAAACCTTTTTGAAGGTAGACACCGCCGCGGATGATGCGAATTTGACCGCATTGATGGGTGCGGCGGAGTCGCACGTCCGTGGTGCGGTAAATAATTACAATGATTTCTATGGGCATGATGACGACTTTACGGCGCTTGCTGATATGTGTATGAAGCTGATCGTGCTGGAATTGTATGATCGGCCGCTTCGCGATGAGGCGGAAATGAATTACAGCTATCCAGTTAGGTCCATGATCACACAGCTTTCTTACTGGAAAGGTGGCGCATGAAATGACGACAGAAGAACGGATTTTGCAGGCAGTCACGGCCGGCAATCTTCGCCAGCGCGTCACTTTGATGCAGCCGGCCATGGCCAGGGACGATTACGGCAACAGCAAGAAGGCGTATAGCGCCAGTGATACCGTATGGGCGTATATTGAAAATCATTCTAGCCAGGTATATGAGACAGCAGGAGAGGTGCACATAGTGAGAAAAAGTCTGGTGGCAATTCGGTATCGGGAAGGGATCACTCCAGAAACCAGGTACATGAATGGCGGCCGGCTTTATATCCCGACAGGTGCCCCGATTGACGCCTGCGGGCGTCATCGGGCTTTATACGTTGAATGTGTGGAAGAATTAGAAAATGGGGAAGAGTGTTAGTTTTAAAGAAATACTGGAAAGGTATGGGGAAGAATCGAAAAAAGCAATGCAGGCTGCCATGGAAGCAGAAGCAGAAAAAATTGTGCAGGATATGAAAAGCCGCGTGCCAGTGCGGAGCGGCCGACTGCGTGAATCGATTCATTGGAAATGGAACCGTGATAAAACGGCGATTACCATTGTTGCGGATGCGGCAAATGGTAAGGTAAAGTATGCGCGCATTGTTGAGTTTTCCCCTAAAATTAACAAACCATTTTTCTTTCCTGCGCTGGATGCACATATAGAGGAATATCACAGAAAGTTAGTAGAAACATTAAGAAATGAAGCAGGGAAGGCGGGGAAATAGTCATGGAATTGCTGAAAGAAATCTATAGCACATTGTCTACCACCCCTGCTATTATTTCGCATTTAGCAGAAGGCGCCAATGGAGTATGGGCTGACTTAACGGATTACTCCGGGCGCCGCCCTGTTATTGCGTACTCTGTTATATCTGATGTGCCATCGCTGTTCGGTGATGACATGGAAATAGGGCGGCGGGTAACGGTCCAAATCTCCATCGTTACGACAGATGGAGCAGATAACGCTATTGTAAAAGGCGTGAATGCTGCCATGCAGCGCATTGGATGGATGCGGGAAAGTACGAATAGGGTAACAGACGGGAAAGACCGTATAACGGCATTGCGGTTTATGATTTTGGATACAGAAAAGGAAGGTATCTAACTATGGGCAAAGGTGTATTGATCGGTGTAAGAAATCTGCATTATGCAATTATGAAAACGGATGATAAAACCGGAGCAACGTATGAAGTGCCGGTAAAAGTGGCGGGGGGACGCACAATTGACGTAAAACCATCTTCTGGGATTGATACGCTTTACGGCGATGATGCGCCTTTTGACGTTGCGGATTATTTGGGAGACATTAGCGTATCGGTAGACGCTGCGCAGGTGCCATTGAATGATCTGGCGGCGCTGCTGGGACATACCGTGAATAAAGGCGTCATGGAATATAAGAGCACCGATACTCCGCCATATGTGGCTTTACTCTTTGAATCGGTGAAATCCAATGGTAAAAAACGATTCGTAAAGCTGCTGAAAGGGAAGTTTGCAGAACCGGAAGAGAACTTCCAGGGGAAAGACACATCGACGCATTGGAATACGGTAAAACTTACGGGGCATTTTGTCGTGCGTGAGTATGATAGCGCATGGAAGCGTGTGGCGGATGAAGATGCAGCAGATTATGAAAGCACAACGGGCGACGGCTGGTACAATACCGTGGATATCGTAGGGGGCTAATGATGGGTGGAAAACAGGATGCGCCGCAGCTGGTGCTGCATGGCCATAACTACGAAATGGTGAAACCAAAGGTGAAAAACTGGTATGATTTTGCCAAATTCGAGGATTCTATAGAGGATCTTTCTGTAGCGGAGTACATTCATGGCACGGCGGAATGTATTGCAAGCATGTATGAAGGTGTTACGGTGGAGGATGTGATCGACGGGCTTGACCTGGAAGATCTGAAAATCCTTTTTGCGAAGCTGTACACTACCATGGTGGGAATTTCCAATAAGGCGTTATCTGAACCAAAAAACGGGGAAAAGGCGACGAATTAGATATAAATTTGTCGCCTTTTGAATCGGTGATGGGCTGGCTGGAGCTTTTCCATCGGTGGTACAACTGGACACCCAAAGAGCTAATGGATACAGATTTGACCTATATTTTTGACCTGTACGCGGTGAAGCAGAAAATTGAGAACGCGCCGCGCATTACGCCTATTGACAAGGCGGGCATTTTCTAAGGTGGTGAGGAAATGGCGAAGGAAACTATTGCAGAATTAAGTGCAAAGCTGAAAATTGATTTGTCTGAATTGGAAGGCGATTTCGCGTTAGCGGATAAAACCGTATCACAAGCCATGAGTAAGCTAAATCATGAGAGCAAAAAGTTAAGAATCCAGACAGATATAGATCTCACAGCCTTGGGAAATGCAGGCAGCAAGGTAGAGCGGCTAAAGTTGCAGGAAAAGTCACTGACGGCACAGTTTGAATTGCAGCGCCAGAAAGTGAACCTGGTCAATGCGGCCTATCTGCGTATGGTTGAAATCAAAGGCCAGGATAGTGCAGCCAGCGCGAAGCTGGAAACCCGATTGCTGAATGAAAGGAAAAATCTTGAACTTCTGCGCGCGGAATTAGGGAAAGTACATGCCGTGCAAAATGCGAAACCAGTAGGAACGGCACAAAAGATTGTAAATTCGATTGCGAACGGGGCCACAATGGGGCAAGTCGCTTTACAGGGGGCGGATGCACTCGGCCTTCTGACTATGGCTAAAAGTCCGGTAGGTATGGCCGCCGCGGCTGGTCTGGCTATGGCTACGGGGATGTATAAGGCTAGTACAGCCGCCGCAGCAAATGGGGTAGCACTGGATAAGCTGGCTACTAAGCTGCACACAACAACAGCCGAAGCAGCGCGTATGAAAAAGGTGTTTGCATTGGCTGGTGCAGATGTAGGTACAGCAGTGCCGGCAATCATACGATTAGACAAGGCCATTATGAGCGCAGGAGCGGATGGGAACGATACCACACGCATGCTAGACCGCTTCGGCGTGAAGCTGACAGATGCACAGGGGAATTTACTGCCAGTCACACAGCAGTTACAACGTCTGGCAGAAGGCTATAAGCTGGCAGCCTTTAATGGGCAAGAAACAGAATATGCGACACAGCTTTTAGGGGCACGCGGAGCAGAATTGATCCCCGTGCTTGCTAATATGACCGAGCTATTAAGCCGCGCGGCGGCCATCCCATCCACGGGGTTACTTGATGTTAATCAGTCCAAAGAACTGATTATGACAGAACGTGAAATGAGTATGGCCATGGGACAGCTAAAAGGCGTCATGGGCGCTCTATTTATGCCCATGGTGACTACTGGTGTCGAGGGATTGACAGCTGCCATTGAAGCGATGGTAGGCGTCGCCAAAGACGCTAAAGATCCGGTAAGCGGTGTGGCGGAGGCGATGGACAGCATCAAAGTACACGTAAAGGATGCTAAAGACAATGTAAATGATTTCATTGATTCTTTGATGCGGCTGAAAGATGAAGCGGCTAATTCTGATATTGTAGTGCACATTTCTCAAATTACAGACTACATGGAAAAAGCGAGCGGCGGAGCCCGAGCTGGCTTACAGTCAGAAGGGCTAGGCAACCGAGAGTATGGCAGCGCGGCCAATGATACCTACCAGCAAGAAGTATTTGAGGCCAAAAAGAAAGCGCTGCAGAGGGAACGCATGTTGAAAGGCATGCGCCAGTACACGCAGGAAGATTTGGAGAAACTGCCAGAGAAGGTATATGATCCCGCAACTGGGCGAGGCATTGAGAAGGCTGCGTTATCCAAGGAAGAAGAAAAAGCAGCTGCCGCTACGGCTAAAATCAATAGCCAGGTATCGGACAGTCTGTACAAGGCTACGCACAGTGACTTGGAAAACAGCCTGCATGAAATAGACCAGCGTGCCGAGAAGCTGAAAGCAGAAGGGGCGAGCGAGAAAGAAATAGTTAGATTGGCAGAAGCCGAAAAAGCAAAGATCTACCGTGATTTCAATGATAATACCCTTTCACAGATTCAAAAATCTTGGAAGTCTGCGTTACAAAACAGGCTTGATGATATTGAAAGGGAAAAGCGCGCATGGATCCAAAAGGGCGTTGATGAAGTCACGGCCACTAAATGGGCGGAACGCGAGAAAGGGAAGGCACGCCAGCAAGCAGGCCTGGAAGCATTGAAGCAGCAAAGAAAATACCTGGATATTTACCGCCAGGCGATGCAGGGACCGGGAACAGCGGAGCAGAAAGCAGCAAATGCCAAAATGGGGATACTTAACGCTATGCGGCAACAGTATGGCGTGCAGAATGAGCGGATGACCCCGCAAGAACTCATGGGCTTTACGGATGCAATGAGCGCCGCTAAAAATAATCTGATCCCTGGGCTGGAGGTGGATTCATGGGCTAGAGAACTGGCCAAGAATTCTGTTTCCGTTTATCGCGGGGCGCAAGAATACCATGATATCCCGGGTATTACTACGAACATCACAGTAGAAGGCGGGGTATTTACAGATAACGATACAATCAACCGCATGACTTCCACTGTTGCGGACCGAGTTAATAACACCATCAGCAAGGTAGTAAATGCGGCTAATTATTCTTACGATACTGGAGGCTGATGATGCGGCTAAAAATTGGTGATGCAGAAGCCTTTAGAAGGCCGGAGGACTGGAGCTATACACCGGATGACAGACAAACCAAACATGAAATTATTGATGGGGATATCGTTGAGGATTACGGGCATGTAGCGGCCGGCGATGTAATTACATGCACGGTGCTGATGCAGTATCAGGAATATTTAAAGGTTTACAACTATTGGGAAAGTCGCAAGAAAGTAAAAATCGTGGATCATGCGGGTACGGAATGGGGCAATATGCGTGTTGTCATCAAGAAAGATACTTATGTGAACTACCATGAAAGCTATCACAAGCTGGATCTTGAATTTTGGAAGGTATAAATATGCTGTCTTTTGCTTATCTTTTTATCAATTTTATTGTTACGGTGATTGTCCTTCTTTTCGTGCTTGCTTTCCATGACGTGCAGAACGGCTTCGGATATAAAGAAATCATGATGGAAGTAAAGCGCATGCGAGGGGATTTCCTTATCGGCTGCGTGTGCATTTTCTTGATTCAGGCAATCAGCTGGTTTGTAACGAAAGGCATTTTAGGATAGTGAGGTAAAATCTATGAATGATTATATCCATCTTTATATGAATAACCCGACGGCGGGCGGGGTAGACGGTACTATGGTATCAGAGGATCACTCTTTTACGGCGCCGCTTTCTGCGGTATTGAATGCAACCAACAATGAAATCAAATTATTCAAAGTTGCTATTAGGTGCGCTGATGGGTTTAAGACAGTAGGGAATACAGTGCTTAGTAAAAAATACTATGATGGCAGCCAGCTTTTAGACACAGGCGGAAAAATTGAAAAATGGAAGTTTGCTCCGGATTTAAGCACCGCAGCACAGGCGACTTTTACCATTACCACGAATGCGGCCGCGAACGATACCTTCCAGATCGGCAATGATACCGCGTTGACTGCGGGCAAAGATTTTGCGGTTGGGAGCACGGCCACTGCGACAGCTACCAATCTTGCGACGGCGATCAATGATAAATCAATGATCTACACGGCAACGGCCAATGATACCGCCGTCACGGTGAAAGAACGCTATGCAGGCAGCGGGCAGGTAGTGACGTTTAAGATGGCGGGGACATTGAAAGGCAGCACGAGTGACCAGGTAACTAGCACGCCGGCGGATGAGGCGAAAATGAAAGCTAACGGAGTTTGGAGTGATACTGTTACTTTTGCGGATACGATTGCAAGCAAGAATCGGATCTTCTGGGTCAAAGTGGAAGCCAGCAGTGACGAAAAGCCGCAAAAGGATAATTCAACGGTTTTGTATTCTAATACCGTTATACAAGCAGTATAGGAGGGCAATCTATGGCCTTTAAATATATCAATCCGGGATATCCGGAATTATTTGATGGGTTCAAGGATGCGCGCGCGGTGCGTGGCGGAAATAGTAAGACTATGAATCCAGAGAACGGCGTTTATATAGACCTAATGAGCGCTGCGGGGATTGTAAAAATACCGTCGCTTTCTTCTATCTGTATAAAATTTGATACCTATTACAAAAAGTCGGAAAACCGCTATAAAGTGCTGCGTGTTTATAGCGGGGATGATGTTATAGTTGGACTTCAGCACATAAATAGCAATGGCCAGGGGTTTTCTTATACTATCAACAGTGAAATTGACGAATCTACCGGTGCCTCTTCGACGGTTTTTCCCAAAGCGCTAGAGACAGACGTGCTTCATACTGTTTTGGTTTATGTTTCTTTAGCAGCGGGAAAGACGATTTTATCTGTTACAGTTGATGGTACTGAACAGGTTAATACGCAATCTTCAGGGAAATATGAAAAGATTACGGCAGTTACATTTGCAGGAGCGAATAAGTTAGATGCAGGTTTTGATGGGCTTGCAAACATCATCATTTCGGATACTGATTGTACACATGAGCATGTTGCTATAGCGAAATTGAATGTTGACAATTCGGGGGGGGTAACAGTTGACATTGACAAGTTGGAAGAATCAATACTGGAGAACAGTGATTTTTCTGACCAAATCACAGCATTACAAGTAGGGCAAACCAGTATCGATTTAGATACCGGACACACCGCGGCGGAAATTGTTGATGGCTTGACAGTCGAAACGAAAACCCCGACAGATCGGGGAGGGGTCATGTTTACCAGTTTAGCGCAAGATCCGATCAGTAAGCAGAATTGGGATTTAGAGACATTAAAGACGAGGACGTTTGCAGTAAAAGCCGCTAAAACATAGAAGGGAGTGGCTATTATATTAGTAGTACAGATAAACCCAATCACAGCTAGTTTAATTTACCAGCTGCCCCAAAAATGCGATAAGTATATTTCTTTTCGCGTGAAAGTGGATGGTAGAGCAGGGGACAATAACAGCATGTATTTTAGAGATGTCAATAATAAAGAATTTGGGCTGCATCTTTATAATAATAGGCTTAGCGTTTATTATGACGATACAAGTGAATCAGACAGTTTTGACAATATAACAAACTTCCCTACGGAGATCGTAGTAAATATGCTTTTGGGAAATACGGGGAGTGTTGAAGTTTATCGCGATAATGCATTGGTTCATCAAGCAAACAGAAAAATTGGAGAAAATGCCCCGATCAGTGCAATCAGATTTTCGCCAAAACAGATGACGGTAGTAAATTTCATGGTAGCGGATTTTGATTTAGCTAATTATCGTTTGGCGATCCCGAAAATCGATTTAAAAGCTAGTGATTTCTTGGCGGATAGCAGCGGCAATATTTATTTAGATGCCGCAGGTAAAAGTCTCGCTGAATCCATTGATGTGGAAAAGTTAAAAGAAGAAATGCGTGAAGAATTTGATAACTATGAAATCGCAGCGGTAGGTATGAGTGGCATTAACGTGAAATATGATTCAACTAAGGTTGACCAGCTACAAACATCGGTTAACGATATCATTATCGAAACTATGCCAATCCGTAATGGGGCAGCAAACGGGAAAGCCATGTTAGTGAATCCGGCAACAGGGAAAAAGTGGACTGTGGCAGACCTTAAAAATGCCACGTTTAAATTAACAACAATGAAGGGCTAGTTATGAGCAATACACCGGTGATTTTAGCAGCATACGCAGTTAAGACTATGCCATTACACATTTTCATAGCTTATACCGGCCTCTATAGTCCGGGTAAGGTGTATGTTGTCTACAGAAAAAGCGATGAGATTATAGCTGAATTGGCGGTAGATACCAGCCGAAAAACCGCCGGTGAAGTAAATTTGTTAGCAGATACCCGCCGCGGCATCGCTACAAATGCTTTCCTTCTGGCTGCCACATTGCGCGATATGACCTGTTCAAAGTCCATTCTTTCCAGTACGGGAAGATATTTAACTAAACAGGTATCGGCCATTTACGATACGGATAGAGCTATCACAGGCGCAACATATGCAGTAAATCTTCTTTGCGATACCTTCAGGAAAATTGATGCGGTGCCTTGCCAGACATTCGACGTGCAGCGTATTATCTCTAAGCGGCTGGAAGTCGCCACGGATACGGCCAGATCGATCACGGGAAATACTGCAATACAGGCAGACACAACCAGACTATTAACCCATATGACTTATAAGGCGGAACTGATAGCAGATACCGCCTTTTCTATTGTACAAAGTCCTGCTATCAAGGCAGATGCCGGACGGTTCCTTCGCTATACTAGCCTTAACTGCCATGACACGTCGCGGATCCCGCGCGTGGATACGGGGGATATAATATCCGATACCTGCAGGATCCTTTGCCATGAGTATGATATTCATGCCGATACCCTCCGCACACTGGAATACCAGGCAAAAGACATTAAACCACAATCTATTAGTATTGAGCTTTCCAAAGGTCAGCTTACAGATACTTTCACGATGGTAACACCGGTGGACATGGATCTGGAAATGGTCATTAAGGGCAAATTGCTGGATTGGGACTATAGGTTTAAGGCATATGAAAGCAGCGGGCAGGGCTTAATGCGAACCATTACAGGCATGTATGACATAGATCGGCTGCTTTATACCCCGTTTACCTATAGCTATACCGGTGCAAGCACGGCAAAAGCACACGCAGCAAGAGTTGCGGCCATGATGGGAAAGCAGCTGGCTTGGCATGCGGATGACTTCACTCCGTCCGCTTCCTTCTCTGGCATCAATGGCGCAACATTACAAAATATTATTGGCGGCTTATTTGGCTGGGCGGGTAACGTGCCACAGGACTGGATCAACGTACTGCTTCGCGGCGATTCCCTGAAAGTGATACAGCGTGGCCACGAGCCGAATACCATCGATCTTACCCACGCGAAACATTCCAGACCATCCATAGACAGGCGATTGATGCGCTCCGTATGGAGCGGGACGGTGGGCGGCCATTCGGCCAGAAAGCATATTACTATAGAGCCTTTAGGATTCTATGGCACTATTCGCTATGGTGAGAGCATGGTCACTTATGTAGATGGGCTTGTTACGCGAGAAGTCACTAAGACAGCCGAAGGAACAACTACCAGCACTTATGACTATACCGATGGGTATCTAACCAAAAAAGTAACCGTTACACCGGATGAAATAATTACAACAACCTATGATTATGCGATCACGTTAAATGATCGTTACCTTGCATCTGAAAAAGCAGCTACTAAAGAAAAGGATGGCAATACAACCAGCGAGACACTTACACAGCATGTTTACTTGGGGAACGGCTGGTATGGTACTACGGTATACGTGGACGGCGAATTTAACAATTCAAGTGTTTCTAACGGGAAACCGGGTGGTAAAGCCAGCAAATATATTGTGGATCAGTCCAATTTGAACCTCGGCGGGAAATACCCGGATAACAGCGACGAAAGTTACCAGGGCGCTGCACTGTTTGATACGTCTTTCCCGATCAGTGATACTGCTACGCTGAAAAAGCTGACAAAAGACATTGAATGGTTGAACAGAAAGACTGAAGAGAAGGTAAGCATGGACATCTGGCAGTATCCCCATCTCATAGACTTTACGGACAGAATTTTATTTAACGGCGCTGCATACTTCCTTGAATCGAACCAGGTAACACAAACGCCTAAAGAATTAAAGCAGACAGTAACAATGATAAGGTGGTATTGATATGAACGGGTTAAACGGGCTATCAGAAACGGTAAAAAAACTTTTCCGGACAAATCATAAAAGCAATGACGCCATACAGCGCGGGCAGATCCATGGAAATACGGTAACGATCGGTGTCCGTTCTTACCCTTATACATTGGCCGTTGATGTGAATGTATGTGATGGTATGTATGTATGGGCTAATGTGTATTGCGGCACAGCTGTTATAGTGGGGGTGTAGCATGGAGAGAGTACAGATCACAGGTGGCGGTAACGGTGTTTATACAGATTCAAAGGGACGCCGCCTGTATACAATGGGAGATTACAGTCCGGCGGTAGGCGAGTGGGTATGGACGAACGGCACGACCATTTACGGGCACAGAGAAGCCGGCTATACGCCCCCTGTATTCTCAAGGCTGCCGGAGCCGATTCTCCCTGTTCTCTTTTTCCCTTATCAGGATGGCCACTACAAGGTCATGGATCTTCTGGCGGATGGAACACTCGGGGACTTTGTCTCATTTACTACTTACAAGGACAAGCCGCTTCAGGCTTATGTGGGAGATGAAAAACATGCCTATGGCGGTATAAATGGCAATGGAAACGGGTATGCCTGGTACAACCTCATCACGGGGGACTTTTTAGGATGCTTCAGTCCAGAGGATGCCTGCATTGCAGAAAATGGCGATCTTCTTACGATCGAATCGGAAAAGGGCTCCCGGTACGACGCAGGAACCGTAGAGTCAGAAACCTATAAATTCAAGGCGGGCATTTTCTCTGAAGAGGCAGGTGCTTATGACCTTGGGGCGCCGAAAGAGACGAAGATAATATCCGGCATGTATTGTGAGAAAAGCACAGCAACGCCATCCCCTTCCTCGTCGACAAAGGGGACTGTGGTCTTAAGGCGGAACGGGAGGATAACTCAGACAATAGAACTTGATCAATATATGAAGGCGGCAGGAAATGAGGCGTTCCTTCGTGCGTCAAGGATCCATGATATGAATGGCGGGTGTGGCGACGGGCGTACTTTCATTTTTCACTGGGATGGTAGAAATAATCGCATTCAGGCTGGGAAAATACCAAGGCCGGCGCCTGTATTAAAAAGCATGTCTGCAGCTACAAGTAACCTTAAGATATATCCGGATGGGAGCTACATGGGATATGTATATATTTCTGCCTACGCATTGGCGTATCCGGTCGTTGAAACGGAAACAAACAAGTCTTTTGTAAGTATGGATCCCGGAGAAACGCCGAGGGAAATGGTGAAAGATTTCTTCACAGCCAATATAAGTCTAAGCAGGGTTACAGGAATCGGACGGACGGAGGGCGAGTATTCCTATAGTGTATCGCAATCCGTATCAGGCGCGTTTTATGGTGGCGCCGTAGCTAAATTGGGTCCGCAGCCTGAGCCGAAGATGAGCATGTTTAATCCGCTTCCCGGCCACCGCTTTGCCGCTACGCGTTATACCGGAAGAGCGTCAACAATTGCTGAAATTGCAAGCTTTGAAAACTGGGTGATACTCTCGCTTAATTCCATTGCTTATACCGGTCTTGTTATAGGGGGCGGCCGCGTGAAAAGAATCTGGAATGAAATCAGGGATGCGAAGATGGAGCCGGTAAGCTCTGAGAAGGATACCCTCGTGAGGAACCCCTTTCCGAAGGAGTATGACATCCGGAATGGGTTCAAGGTAATGCTTGACCTTTACGACGAGTCGCAGCTATTAGGCGTCAAGGCACTCACTTTGATCGGGCCCGACAGGGAAAAGGTGGTAACAATTGACGACACAAGCTGGTGGTCGGTCTTTCTCTATAACTGGGAGAAGATGATTGCGTGCCGCCTTGACAAGGACCGGTATGCGGTGATGCTCAACCGGCCATACTATTCCCTGGTGATAATAGACAAAGGAAATATCACGGCCGCCGGAAACGGTTATGCGTTGCAGTGTTTCAGCCTGGTCAAATTCAGGAACAAAAGCATCCTGCAAAAAGGTATATGGGATTTGTGCGGGGGCAAGGATGGACGATGAAATGCTAAAGATTACAGAAAACAAGGTGCAGCCGACGCGAGGCGATACGGCGGGTCTTAAAAACTTGCATACAGGTGACACAGGAGATGTAATTATATGGATTGGCTTTTGTCATTAGTACCTGAAGCTATTTATGGCCTCGGTACTTTTTTAATTGGTTTTTTCTGGCGGAAAAGCCAAGATAATGCAAAACACTATAGAGCATTAGAGAAAGGAGTAGAAGCCATTTTGCTATTGGAACTCCGGCGGATTCATGAGCGCGGAGCACGGCAAAAATGGCTTTCATATGCAGACAAAGCGAGCGCTGAACACATTTACTCCAGTTACCACGGGCTGGGGGGCAATGGACAAGGAACAGCCATTTTGAATGATATCCGAAAACTTCCATCAAAATAAAAAGAGGTGATAACATGAAGTATTTGAAAATGTTGTTATATGAGAATAATGAACTATCCTTAACCCGTGTGATCGCTGTTATTGGCTGGCTGGCGTTTCTGGCGGTGTCTGCTTACCTGGTGTATACACATCAAAAATGGGATAACTATGATACATTCGCCAGCTTTACCGGCGGGGGCGGTGCGGCCACGCAGATAGTGAATAAGCTGATAAATAGCAAATACAACAGTGCTCCGGGCGGTTATACAGAGAGGAAATAGATGAATGGATACTCTTACACTGGAAGAATTGAAAAATTGTATTGAACGTGCGGCCGGCGCTTTTGACGTGGTATACATCCATTGGACGGCCGGCAGCTATAATTATCATTCAGACGATTATCACATCAATATTGATGATGAAGGCACGATTTACCGTACTAAAGATTTTAGAGAGCAGCCAGCAGCTACGTGGCACAGGAACTATAGGAGCCTAGCCATTGCTATTGATTGTTGTAAAGACGCAGTACTTTATGGCGATGGTCATGCCGACTTTGGCGACTGTCCTCCGACCGATGCGCAGATTGAGTGCCTCGCGCAGATCATTGCTGTGATTTCTGATACTTTGCATTTACCGATTCGAGAATCTTTGTTTATGACACATGCGGAAGCCGCGGAATTGGATGATTACGGCCCCAACACAACGTGCGAGCGATGGGATTTGTGGACACTTCCTCAGTCCCCAGAGTGGGGAAGCGGCGGAGATTTTATCCGAGGGAAAGCGTTATTTTATCAAGATCAATGGAATAGCTAAGGAGGCATGGAATGTATGAAATTTATGAATTTTACAAAAAATACAAAGTGTATTGTATCTTTGTTTGTATTCTTATCTTGTCTTTCGTGTGGTTCGGTCTCGCAGGCCGAGGAGATGTTTCAGATATCGGGAAGCGAGCTGACACGGCTCGAGACGAACTTAGACGAGCTGGAGAAGAGCAACGCGAACAAGCAGGATCTCTTAACAGAGCAGAAGAAGCAGTTAGAAACAGCCGAGACAGAGCTGGCAGAATCGAAGAAAACGAACGCCGAGACGCAGAAATTATTAGAGAGTGCAAATCAATCCTTGAAAGAATTAGAGGACGAGGCGAAGAAAGACATTGAGACGAAAACTCAACAGCGTAACCTCTGGATCGGCATTTCCGGCTGTCTGCTGTATGCTTTGAGCAAAAAGTAAGGTGGTAGTATGATCGATCTTTATCAAGGTGATTGCTTGGACGAGATGGACAAAGTCGCGGACCACACCGTCGATATGATTTTTACGGATCTGCCCTATGGGACCACGAAGAACGCATGGGATGTGCCGATCCCGCTTGACAAGCTGTGGGAGCAATACAGGCGGATCTTGAAACCCGGCGGCGCGGTCCTGCTCTTCGCACAGATGCCCTTCGGCGCTGATCTGATAAACAGCAATCGGCGATGGTATCGTTACGAGTGGATCTGGCATAAGACGATGCCGGTTGGCTTTCTCAATGCTAACCGGATGCCGCTCCGGACGCACGAGAATATCCTCGTCTTTTACGAGCACCTACCAACATACCATCCGCAGAAAACGCCGGGCAAGCCGTATACTGCTCTCCGAAGCGCACGAGCTACCCACAATTACGGACACTTTGATCGCGCGGCGACTATAAACGACGGCGAACGATGCCCCGCGACGTTTTGACTTTCTCGAACGGCAACAATGCGAGCAAGATCCACCCGGCGGAGAAGCCGGTTGATCTGCTCGAGTACATGATCCGCACATACACCGATGTGGGCGATACCGTTTTGGACTCATGTATGGGCAGCGGTTCATGCGGCGTCGCATGCCATCACCTCGGGCGGAGCTTTATCGGCATTGAGAAGGATCCGGGATATTTCGATGCTGCGCGGAAGCGTATCGTGGATGCCGCGAAGCAATAAAAAAGACGTTTTGATTTAGCACATTGTTAAATCAAGACGTCTTTTTTTATTTGGCTAAAATGAATAGAAATGCGATAAAATCGGACTTTGGGGCGATTTGATGAAATTCCACCAATAATATTCAATATGATATAATTGATATAAGCAGGCACAGGGATTCAGACCTTGGGGTTTAGTTCAGCTGGCAGAACAGGCGGGTTTTGTTTTATACAGCCGTGCGAATACAGAAGTAGGATTCATAAAACTGGAGCTTATTTAATTCGTATGGGTGCAAGATACGTCCACCATGAAAAACCCGCCAAATGGCGGGTTTTTGTGCTATATAAAAGTAGGTGG